CGTAACCTGTCCCGGCGTATAACCATTGTGTGATGTACCTGGTTCTATCGCGGTTGCAGTCACAGACACGGACGTCTGGCCGGCTGGGATCACTGCCTCCTCATCTGTCGCAAATGCAATCTTGTCGCTAGCTCCAACCTGGGTGCCGGCTGGTACAACAACAGAAGAGGACATCACCGCTGGAATCGTGAATTGTAGCGTTGTTTTGGCACTAGCTGCCTCTAGTCGCTTGCCTGGCGGCCCCCAAAATGCTAGGAGGTTGTCGAGTGCCTCACCATCAGCATATTTAACTAGCTCCTGTCTAGCGGTGCGATTCTGGATCACGCGCTCCTGAATCATCCTGGCCGCTAGAGATAGTAAAAATAGCCTACGAGGGTCTCCACGCCCTAAAGACACTGGCTGTCCAGCTTCTCTAGCCGCTGCCTCGAACCCAGAGATAATCTCCGCTTCGATAGCTTTGGGATCGGTCTCGACAAAATCAATGTCTGGAAAACTGTCAAACGGTGAGGGCATCGGGTGAGACTCTAATTTTGACGGTTGCAATTAGTCCACCGTCCATAGCATTTGTGGTGTCAAACTTGATGTCTTCCAGCTGCACACGAGGCTCGTATTCACTCAGGGCTATCATTGCGGATGATATGAGTTGGTTAATGACAAGGTTCATGGGCATATCGATGTAGGACATATCCATCCCAAAACTACGGTCCATTTGCTGGCTGCCTTTGGGCGTCATCAGGATGGTCCTGACGTTTTGTAGGATTTCAGCTAAACCAGTCGCCCCAAAATCAACGTCAGCTTCCGTTAGATCTCCCTGGTTAATCGCTGTTATGTGCCAGTCGATGTTCATCTAGTGCTACTATATGAAAACATGGTTACGTTTTGGCCAGAGTTCGATACTCCTTTAGACTAACATCGATGTCTGCTGCCATTAGTGTCCCATCACCAGTAAGATATTTGTAGGTGCATGTTACTTCAGTTAATACGAACTGAGAAGAGAAACTGCCTATAACACGTTTACCAACTAGCAGGGGGTAAGCCTTAGGTAGTCTTAGCAAACCTTGTAGCAGAGAAATAGCCGCGATTGGGGGGGTGGTGTAGCCCAAGACGAAATCCATGCTAAGCGACACATTGTCGTTCTCAAGGCCTACGAACTCTGTGATCGGCTTAGAATTTAAGATCTCGTGCTCAACGAATTTAGCTCTAGAAGATTCCCTAAGTTCCTCGATTAAGAAACCTTGGCCAGCAGCAATTCCAAAGACAATCTTCCCATACAGTCCGACGATCACCCCTATAGAGGAATGTCAATTAGGAGCCAACACCTGCTCCCGTGGAATCAATCCACAGTCCCGAGGCTGTACCGTTTCCAGTTACCTTGATATCCTTGTTAAATTGCGCTCCTTCAGATGTTAGAGCACCTTCAACAGTTAGATTCCCAGTGACCTTAACATTACCTTTTAATTCGACGTCAGGAGCCTCTACAGTCGCTTTTCCTGAGGCTTTTGCGTTGAGATTAGCTTTAGTCTCAACCTCAACGTCTCCTTCGCTATGTAGCTTAATAGGGCCTTTTGTTTTGAGGTTGATTGGGCCCTTGGAATCAAATGTGAATGTGCTGTTGGAGGGATCGAATGTGATATCTGTACCATCATCAAATTCAATGTACAGACTGTCAAGGTTATCCAGTTTTGGCGAACGAACACGCAGATTGTAGACCGACCCAATAACAAGGCCTTGCTCCGGCCCGTTGGCTAGTCGAACGACTGCTACCTCCTCACCTAACCTAGGACACCGGAACATACGCATTCCGACGGTACCTGACTGGGCCACTGGGAATAATGCGCTTGTTTTACCGGTCTCGGGCCAGGTCACTCGAACTAAAGGCCCGCGTGTCTCATCATTCTTACGCTCTGAGATAACCCCAATTGTTATTAGACCGTCGTACCTTGGGTTCTCTGGAAAAACGTCGTGGAAAAACATTAATACCCTTTCAATACTTTGCGTAATGACAAATGACATTCGTATCCGCTTGATCTATCTACTTTGTGAACCACTCTGCGGATTAAGTAATTAGAGTCACCAAATTTAGGGCCCCAGGTTTCATCAAATTTAACGACTGTTCCCGCTACCCACATCACTGACCCTGGTAGAGTCATGTCAATTTCCCACTCTGCTCGGTTTCGCCTACGGCAATGCCTTCTAGCTCGCTTTTTAGCCGGTTCTTCTGAGTCTTTAAAATTCCATGTGTACTTATCCCAACCAGGAGGCAGATCTTGAGGGGCAAAGTTGTCTGTCATATGGAGCTCAAGCTTAGCGGGAATATCTAGTGGCCGCGTATTGATCTGATCAATTCCGGTCACCGCTTCAGGAGGCTTAGAAGGAACAAAGGTATGATCTGTTACCTTACCGGTATCGGGGTTCATGTAGCTTGATCTTACCCCTCTAACCGTATGATTCGAAGACGTAGTAAGCCTCCAACTTTTAATTGGGGTTACATCTCTAGTGAGAGTAGCCCACGGTTCCTGCTTATCGAGTTCTTCTTCGTCGAAAATAATAAGGGTCTTTTTCTGTACCTTGACGCAAAGGCCAGCATATGTTGCTAACCTAAGCAACAATCGACCGTCGCTCTCGTAATCCTGATCGCACCGAGCCATTTTAGGGTTGTCCTTGGCTCGATAATCGAGTTTTAGGCCCGATTCTTTTGCAATCTGCTCAGCGATTTGTTTAAGGGTTTGGTTCTCCCAGCCTTTGTTCTTGACCACACCCTTAAAACTCCCTGAGACGGGAAGGGACGTAGCTTTGATTGTCACGATGCTTGGGCTTGTGGAGTATTCAAGGCGGTCAACGTAGAATGAGCCGCACTCGACTCCTAGGGTTTCCCCAGGCTTGTTCCAGTTGTGCGTTTGGATCTTTGCTACGATCTCTGTGCCTTTGTCGATTGTCCATTCAAGCAAATATTTATGCTCGGCATCAGAGAGTCGGATTGTGATTGTGTCGGCGTTCCTCTCGGTGTCGTCGCTGTGCTCAAAACTGATGAGATCTGAGGCTAGGTGTTGTGTGACGTCTGTCCCAGCAATGGACAAAGACACATTGGTTCTGCGAACCGTCGAGCCACCCATAAACTGCGACAGACTGTTTTGAGTCATCACACTGATGACTGATGTCAAGAGCCGGATCAGGGTCAGTGGAGCTGCTGATTTATTTTCGCTTGACGTTGTGTCTGTTATTTTGTTCTAAGGGGCGGGTGCCTCCACTAAAGGTATTGATCCTAAGGCACTTACGAATAAAATTAGAAGCAAAATGAGTGAGCCCAAAATTAGATGGAGAAGTAATCTACACTACCACTATGGATATTTATTAAAATGTAAAAGCAGTAAACCTAATAAACCTAAATATCACATCATCGAGTTCGGTCCTAAATCATATGCACTTTTCTCCGTCTATGGGGAGGCAGAGAGGTACGGTGGCAGCTTTAAAGACTTAACAAGTGCTCAAGCGCGCGCCAAAGAGATGGAACAAAGTTTTCTTCTCCCTGAGAAAAGTGTTCTACGGCAGAAATCTTAGGATACCGATTAAAAGACCGGCTTGAGCTATGGCTAGCCCGATGATCCACTTGAGGAGTTCGAATTTGAGATCAGCTGCCGATTCTTTGATTTCATGACGTAGATTCATTTCTACTTCTCGCAAATCAGCTTTAGTCGCAACATCCGCTGCTTCGTGCGACTCCCGCACGGCTGTAGAAAAGGCTTCGGCTTGAGTCTCCGGTACTCCGGCTTCTTTAAGCGTCTTGACGAATTTCAGTGTATCAAAAGTGACGGTAGCCATGTGGTTCAAAGTACTTATTTCCAGTCCTTTGTACACTGCTTGGTGTTCGTTGCCAAGGGATATCTATTGCGCCGTCAGACCGCTGGTCACTCTACGCCACGGAGCCGGACCAAATGTCTGTGGCCTAATCTCAACCTGTGGGATCTCCAGCCTAATCCCTGCATCGAATACCACTACGCCTTGATGCTCTGGATTCGCCGCAATGAGTCGATCGACAAGATGTTCTGAACCCAATTGATCAAATGCTATTTGGTCCCATTCGTCACCCTGTTTTGTTGTGTAGATCATCTGAAAGACCTTCTGAAGGATGGCTGATGTCAAAACAAGTACGATCGACGTAACATATGACTCAT